GGATTGGGTGTAGGGGAAGGAATAGCGCCTTTTCCAACAGGAGAGATCCATAGGTTAAGTAGATCTCTGTAGTAGGGCAGTAATAAAAACGCCTGTATCAGCAAGATAGTACATAAAGGTCAGGCACTGAAAACGTAATGGTTCTTTCTGGAAGAGTGATTTTTCAGGGGAGCTGAATCAGAAGGGAGGCTGGCAGCCTTTGGGGAGGCCACCAGCCATGTGAGGGGGAATCCATGAAAACCACATCACAAAATTATTATCTCATTACCGCGGGGTCCGCACAATGCAGCTGACGATCACGCCGAATTTTGCACAGGAACGCGCGCTGAACATGCTGCGCCGTGACTGGAAGTCGCATAATACTTTCATGGTGTATGCGCCCACTGGCAGCGGCAAAACGGGGTTAGCAGCCTTCATCGTTGCCGGGTTCGTCAGCCGTGGTATGCGTGTTCTGTTTTGTGCGCCGTACACCATCCTGATTGGTCAGACGGCTAATCGTTTCGTGGAGTACGGATTACCGGGGGATGACATCGGTTATATCTGGGCGGATCACCCCAACTACGATCCGGACCGGAAAATCCAGATTGCCAGCGCCGACACTCTGATTCGCCGTGTGTTTCCTGACAATATCGATCTGCTGATTATCGACGAAGCTCACCTGCGTAAAAAACGCATCCTGAAGGACATCGAACGCCTGCGCGGCAAAGGCGTAAAAGTGATTGGCCTGTCGGGTACGCCATTTTCCCCGTTCCTGGGCAAATACTATGACCGACTGATTAAGCCGACTACCATCGGCGAGCTGATCCAGCGTGGCGATCTGAGTAAATACGAATTTTACGCGCCAACAAAGCCGGATCTGAAAGGCGTAAAAACCAAGTCTTCGCTTGAGTACGGCAACGATTACAACGAAACGCAGTTGGCTGAAATCATGTGTGGCTCTACGCTGGTGGGCGATATTGTCCAGAACTGGCTGGAGAACGGACGTGACCTGCCGACAATTGCGTTCTGCGTGAACGTAGCCCATGCCAATTTTCTGACTATTCAGTTTAACCAGGCTGGCGTGAATGCTGAGGTCATGACCGCCGACACGCCAACAGAAGAACGTCAGACTATCATCCATCGTTTTGAAACTGGCGCCACGAAAATCATCGTCAGCGTGGGCGTGTTGGTTGCCGGATTCGACAGTGACGTTCGCTGCATCATCTACGCCAGACCAACAAAAAGCGAAATTCGCTGGTTGCAGGCGCTCGGGCGTGGCCTGCGCACTGCACCGGGTAAAGAGTCCTGCCTCATCTTCGATCACAGCGGCACTGTGCACCGCCTTGGTTATCCGGATTCTATCGAGTATGACGATCTCCCCGGTAAGTCTGACGGCATGGAGGAAAGTGTGCGCCGCGCAGCTGAGGAACGGGACGAAAAGCTGCCGCACGAATGTTCTCAATGCCACTACATGAAACCCGCTGGTGTGTACGTATGCCCGAAATGCGGACATAAGCCGCTGGGCGGTGAGGACGTCGATACTGACACCGGCCGCAAACTCAAAAAGCTGGGTAAAAACCAGCACCAATCCACAAAGGCACAGAAACAGGCCTGGTGGAGTCAGATCAAGTTTTATCAGCGCCAGCGCGTATCGCAGGGGAAAAAGCCCGTCAGTGATGGCTGGTGCGCTCACACCTTCCGGGAAAAGTTCGGTGAATGGCCGAATGACCTGAGTGACTTCCCGATGGAAATTACCCCAGAGGTAAGCAACTACATCAGACACAAACTTATCAGATATGCAAAAGGAAAGGGGAAGGCGGCCGCATCAGCTGAAACTGCCAGCCCCATTCCCGACTCAGACATTACCCACAAGGTAATAAGTGCAAAACGCCAGGTAGAGAATATTCGCAGTATGCTTGGGAGAAGAACCGCGTGAAAACAGCAGAAGCGGCGAAAGGCCGCTGGCCTGAAATTTTAGAGCATTTCAACCTGCCGCCAATAACCGGAAAAAATCACTACAGGGGCGAGTGCCCGGTATGCGGTGCACGTGGCAAGTTCCGCATTGACGACCGCGACGGTGCCGGGACATGGATCTGTGTATGTGGTAGCGGCGATGGTATGAAGCTTGTCACCCTGACACAGGGGAAGCCATTTAACGAGGTTTGCGGGGAAATAGACCGTCTGATCGGAAATGATTACCAGCGGGTGAAAATCCCGGTCAACAGTTCGGCGGCGAAATTGCGCCAGTGCGCTATCAGTAAATTCGCGACGTTGCAGCCCTTGCGCGGTACTAACGGGGAAGGGTATCTGCGCCAGCGCGGGATCAACAAATTACCCTCTGAGGCGATTCGGTTCTGCGAAAAGCAGCGACATGCAGGCAGGATTTATCATGCTCTCTATGCTCTTGCCACCGATGATAAAGGGGAACTGTGCTATCTGCATCAGACATTGCTTGACGGAGCTAAAAAGGCAGATATTGGTGCTAGTGCAAAGCGTCTCAAATCCCTGCAGGAAGACAATTATCTTGATCACACTCGTTCAGTAGCGATCCGTATGTTCCCGGTCGCCAGCACACTTGGCATCGCCGAAGGCATCGAAACAGCCCTGTCTGCGCACCAGATTTATAACGTAAATACCTGGGCAACCATGACGGCCAACTTCATGAAGAAATTCCGCGTTCCGGCTGGCGTTAAGCACCTCATTATTTTTGCTGACCGTGACGAAAACAGTGCCACCGGTTTGGCTGCGGCCACAGAATGCGCCCATGCCAACTTACTGGCAAAAAATGACCTGGAAAAAATCAGCATCTACTACCCGGATAACGGGGATTTTAACGACATGCTCATGAACGGCGATCAGGTCCGTGAGCTGGTCTTTACGAAAAAACAAAAGGCGGCGGTGTAATGCGTGATATGTATGATGTTATGGACCGTTGGGGGGCCTGGGCTGCTGCAGATAGTAGTGGGGTCGACTGGCAGCCAATCGCGGCTGGATTTAAGGGGCTTCTACCGTATGGCAAAAAGTCACGCCTGCAATGTGATGATGATGAAGGTATCATGATTGATGGATGTGTGGCACGCCTGCGGAAATATAAGCCGGAAGAATATGAGTTGATCATAGCTCATTTCGTTGTTGGCATCTCTTTGCGGACCATTGCGAAGAAGCGGAAGTGCTCGGATGGTACGATAAGGAAGGAGTTGCAGACTGCGCTAGGTTTTATTGAAGGGATATTAACAATATTAGCCTAAAAGAAGAGGGCGTAGCCCTCTTAGTTGGCTATTAAAATATTATCAATAATGGTTACAGTTTCTGTATCAATCAAATTAAAAGACGGTTGTCTTGAGTTTGTTGATGCAATCAGTAGCTCTCTTCCGATTTTAGCCTTATTTATGGCGTAACTTAATTCAATGATGTTAATTCCGGCTTTTTCATATAATTCATGTATCAAGGGATGGTCATCATAAGACAATAACCAATGAGCTTTGCTTCTTTTTAATTTTGATGAAAATCGCCGATGATCTTCATCAGAGAAGCAAAAGTCACTATATATATTGCGTCCCTCTTTAACATATGGAGGATCTGCATATATAAAACTATCTGAAGAAATGTTGTGAATTGAGTTACAAGCGTCCTTTTGACTTACAGAGATTTTATTAGATAAAACAGCTAATCTTTCAATGCGCTGTATTAATGTTTTTTTAGTAAAACGACAATCTAATTTATAATCTGAATTGGATTGTTTTTGTCCTCCAATAGGCCCCGCGTGTAGCATTCCAGAACGATTTGTTCTATTTAGGAAAAAAGTTGCAAAACCTTTTTCTAATGTTGTATGTTTTTTGGGGTCTTCTGAGTAATAAACCTCCCTCCAATGTTGCCAAGCATCAATGGTTACTGGCTCATTTTCAATCATGTTTATTAATGCATTTGTGTTTTTGGTTAGCGATAGCCAGAAGCTATATACACCAGGATTTAGATCGTTGAGAACCAGTCGATCAATTAATCCGGCATGTAATAGTGGAAGGGTACCTCCCGCGCCACCACAAAAAGGTTCAACAAGAGTGCATCCTTCTAATTTGTTTGTCACAACAAATAGAGCAATGAAACTAGACAGCTTTGCTTTGCCACCAGGATAGCGGAAAGGAGAAATACCTGAAGGTATTGTAGATGACCCCGGTATCTTTGTAACCAGTTGTTTTTTAATGTTTTTTATGTATTCGAATTCGTACGTTCGCATTTACTGTATCCCTAGTGACTTCTCGAATGCATTATACTTAATCATTGCTTTCATGGACACATTGTATTTTGTTGATAAAGTAATCAACAAAAATCTGTAGTTTTCCTTGTATATGAATGATTTCTTGGTCTGTTAGTATGTGTAAGTCGTGATGTGTTGTTAGGTTAGCGATTATTTTTCCTGAATCTTTATAGCTTGCGATTGTTTGTTTGATAAGTTTCGCATCAGGAGTGTTTTCTTCACTAGGGAATATTTTAGCAAAATTTTTGCTAAAGAAATCTAACAAAGAATCTAAATCTAGGTATTTGTATTTACTGGTTTTTTTATATTCTTCATGCATGGGTGATTGTTTTATCAAGTGTGATAATATAACTTGTATAAGTGTTCTACTCAGCAACATTGCGCTATGCTTGAATCTGATTGAGTGAAGTCTTTTTGCTTCTTCTATTAAATCATCTATTTTTTGGTGATAGTTTGTGAATGCTGTTTTTTTATTTAAGAGATAAACATTTTGTTTATTTTTTCTTACAGGAGATTGAGAAGGAGTCATCTCATTTTTTTCTTTTACTCCATCTTTTGAATCGACATCAAGAAGGTTTGTTTCGGTCGTCTCATCACCATCATCTGAAAGGTCAAGGTTCAACTCATCTTCTGAAAAATCACTATCATCATCTTCGCAAGGTGCGAATTTTTCAGCGATCTTAATTAGTCTGTCAATATAATGTTTGGTTTTTTCATCATTTTCTTGTCGAGTTGTGAGTTCTTTTGTAAAGTGTGCATCTCTTGCCATTTGGGCAAGTATAAACTTAAATGCTGTCGGTGATATTTTCTTGGTGATTAACTCGCCAAAAGAATTAAGGCTGATTATTCCAATTTTTTCTCTAAATTCAGAGCGTTGGATTAGTCTTAAAATTGCTTCTACTTTGGCGTTATCAATATCAGAAAGAATTAAGTCTTTCTCTTGTTGAGTGAGAGTCTCGATTTCAAGTATTTTATCGGTTATCCTGGAGAAAAGTATGACGCTTTTCACCCTGGACATAGGAACTGTATTATTAATTGATGCACGCACATCATTAATGGTTTTGAATTCATTTAGAAGGTCAATGTAATATGCTCCTTGTGTATATACACTCCATCTTCTTATTGATTCTTTCGTATGTTTTGACGCAATATATGTTCGTGCTGCAGCACGATCTTTTAGTTCAATAATATTGAGTTTCTTTATGGTTTCAACTGCGGCTTCATAGTTTTTATGATTTTTAATTTTTGATATCAAATGTGAGTGCGTGGTGTTTTTTAAAATGTCAGGGTTTTTTAATATCTTGCAGGCTGTTAGTCTTCTGTTTCCTTCAACTATAATTCTCTTATTGCTTCCATTTTCACAAGGAATTGAAAATAATACTTCATCTGGATGGTAACCATTCGTTAAAATAGATGCAATTAACTCTTTGATTGCATAGTTAGAAATCATGACATTTATTATGTCTTTTTCAGTTTTTAACTTTCCTTGTTTTCTGTAGCCACTAAGTCTTGGGTTTTTTGTATCTAATAATAATGATGATATTGCTTTGGATGTTAGATTGATTTTACCAAACATTATAATCCCTCAAGAGTTTTGGGTAGTCTATTAACCAGAATATGATGATTTTACAGAAGTTCTAACGCGTACGCAAAAAAGTGTGTAAGCTGTTAAGAGTGGTTACTACGTCACATAGCTTACATTGTTCAGTATTACTCTGGTTTTCTCTTCTCAGTAACAGTCCAGCAGCTGCTGATATTCCGCTCTAGGCAGAAATTTGCGATCTCGATTCCAAATGCTTTTTGCGTTTTTTCAAGGTTAGCACCAGTTACATGGCTGCTGTCGCCGTTACTGCGCCAATGACTGAAGAAAATTTTATCTCCGTCATCGTTAAGGTTTGCTTGAGTGTTTAGTGGCGTCTTCGGTTCTTTGGTCGTTGTTATTGTATGTGGAACTGCTTCAGCAAAATGACGAAAGAATTTCGCGGTACTGAAAGGTTTTTCGGAATCGAACTCAATACCTAAAACACGACATAAGTCGCTATATGTAGACTTGGGTTGTAAGAAGGGATCGATTGAATAGCCTGGTTTGCCGTTTACTACGAAACAACACTTTTCTCCTATAGCCCCGAAAAGAAGCTTGTACGGGGAGCTATCTGTGAAAAACAGTACATCAAAAGCTACCTGATTGTGTATGTACTGAAACTGTGTCCGAGTAACACTATTTCGTCTCATGTCTTTATGAAGTTCTTTCAGCCCAGAAATCTGCATAGACACCTCTTATTCCTAATTCATTGTTTAACATGACTTAAAGTGCGTACGCATTTTGTGATCAACATCATTTTAAATGAGCTTGTACTCAGGGAAATGTCTGATTTTTACCTTTGCGTTTGCGTGGCTAATTTGGCCTGTGTATTATCTGCATCCTTGCTTTTAGCTCGGTTGGTTAGAGCGTGGGACTCATACTCGCTCTGAAGCCGGTTCAAGTACAGCAAGGGTCATTAGCCGCCACTAGCTCATCGGGAAGAGCGGCAACTGGATGTTGTAGTTCGAGGCCCCGGTGGCGGACCAATGCCTACTTAGCTCAGTAGGTAGAGCAGCTGACTTGTAATCAGTAGGTCACCAGTTCGATTCCGGTAGTCGGCATCATAATGCAGTCATCGTATAATGGCTATTACCCCAGCCTTCCAGGCTGATGATGCAGGTTCGATTCCCGCTGACCGCTCCATTTTTGAATGGGCGCTGCTTTTTGCAAAATTGCTGTGTAAAAATACTGACCTTTGGGTTCAGCGCTTATCCAAAAGCACTCCGTTAAAGTCCTGATAACCGTGGGTGGTTTGTTGGATGGAGTGCCTTCGAATAATAAAACTCTCGTTATAAAGGCTGCGCATTTGTGTGGCCTTTTTCGTATTCAGGCTCACGGGTATCACTCACTACGTGCTTTGTTGATAAATCCAGCCCGTGAAGCCTGTTTCCTTACAACATACGGTGCACCGATTGCAGAGGTGCGGATATACAACGTATGAACCCAACTGATGGACATAACATGCCGTACTGGTGGCCCAGCGTTACAGGGCATATATTGACTCAGTGGAGTTGCCGTTAATAGCATCGGTTCTGTTGCGGTGAATCCCCCTGAGCGGAGGGGCGTAAACCGACCATTTCGTTTAATGCGGAAAAAGCGGTTGAACTCACGCAGGTTACTGGCTGGTCGTCCATGTACTTACCGGGAGGCACCCGGCACCGCAACTCCATCACAGGTAATTCATCGTTTTCAACATGACTCCCTTGCCCCGATTTTGTCGGGGCTTTTTTATGTCCATAATCCCAAAGCCTGACAGTAACACCCACCGCGCTCTTACCCTGCGCACTGGTTGCTGCCGGGCTTTTTATTTTCAGGAGTTCGTCTATGCAAAGGGCGACCACGGTGGCCAGCTACAGCTTTTCGGTGTCCTCTTTTCTGGTCGGATTGCTCGACCGCTACACACAGGCGCAGTGGAACAAGGCGGCGATGCTGGCCGGTATTGTGCTGGGTGTGGCCACATTTTTTCTGAACTGGTATTACCGGCGAAAAACGTTACGTCAGCTACGTGATATGGGGTGGGATGAAAACCGCGCCAGCAAGATAAACCGTTATCTGGGTAAATAGCCATGAACCGCCTGAGCAAAACCATGATGGCGCTGATTATTGGCGGGGCCAGTTCGCTGACGTTGCTGAATCAGTTTTTGCACGAGGAAGAAGGCGACAGAACGCACGCTTATCGTGATGCAGGTGGCGTCTGGACAATCTGCAAGGGGCTGACGCACGTTGACGGTAAACCCGTCCGGAAAGGCATGGTGCTGACACCGGTGCAGTGTGACCGGCTTGACCGTGAGCAGGAGCAAAAGGCCCTGGCGTTAATCGACCGGATAGTCAAAGTGTCGCTGACGCCGCCACAGAAGGCGGGCATTGCGTCATTCTGTGCGTGGAACATTGGACTGGAAAAATGCGAACACAGCACCTTTTTGCGGGAACTGAATGCCGGACACCGGCTGGCGGCCTGCGCACAAATCCGGCGCTGGGTATATGACCACGGTCAGGACTGCCGGAAAACCAAAGGTATGGCTCACGGTTGCTACGGGCAGGTTGAACGCCGTGACCAGGAATCATTGCTGGCGTGCTGGGGGATTGACCGTGAGTAAGCGTGATGTATCGGCATTATGTTTTCTGATGGCGGCAGCCGTTGCGATCAGTGGGAATGATGGCTGGGGCTGGCTTATATTCGCAGGCATTATCATTTTATAGAGTATTTCACTAAAAAATGACATGGCGCCGGGCGTCCGGAAAGCACAAAATCAGTCAAAAACACACATTCAAAGAGAATAAAACTTAATGCCCTGCATCTGCGGGGCTTTTTTACATGTGAATTTCACCGCGCATAGCGGAGGAGACTGGATTGTGGAAGCATTAAAGCTTTTTGAACAAAGCCCTGTTCTCAGACGAATGTTTTACGCTGTTGTGGTGGTTGGATTACTTTGGGGAATAGCTGAAGTATTGCCGGGCGTCGCACAACTTATCGGGGTGTTGAATGGATAACAACAGCGAAATGGATAAAACAACAGAACGCCTTATTCTGCTGTGTGCATTAATGGTTGCATTTTCGGCTGACCTTGCGGCGGTTGCTTATTTTATTCAGGCTATCCGCTGGTGGTGATATGAACTACTTTACGGTTGGCTTAATTGCCGCCCTTGGTGTTGCTGGCTGGACCGCTGACCATTATTACCGGAAAGCAGTCAGCTGGCGCGACGATTACCGCGCCACATACCGTGTAACCCGTCAGCAGGCCGCGACGATTATGGATATGGAACAGCGTCACACGGCGCTGGCGAAACTGGATAAAACACACACGGAGGCGCTGAATGCTGCCGAATCTGAAAATGATGTTCTTCGTCACCAGCTTGCCACTGGTGCTCGCCGGATGTACGTCAGGAGCAAATGTCCCGTGTCCGGTAAAGATAAAACCGCAACCACCGGCGGCGTGGGCAATGGAGCCACCGTCGAACTCTCTGCTGATGCTGAACAAAACGTTCTTGATATCAGGGCCGGAATTATCAGTGACCAGGAAAAGCTGAGATATTTGCAGGCGTACGTCAGGACACAGTGCAGATAAAAAAATCCCCACAGGAGGGAAGGGAGCTTACCTGCGGGGGAAGAGAGTTCCTGTAATGCGTAAGACGGATGATTTATCCGCGGATATTTGTGTACTACAGCTCTACACCTCAATCGTACTGAGTGCTGGCAGTCTTTGTATATGCCAGAAATGTAACCAGACGCTAAAAACTGGTACACCTCATGAAAATAACCCACTGGCTGAAAAACCTTATTCATACGGAACAAATCAAAGCGCCGGATAATTTGCAGAAATGTCCCGGTACGCACTGTAAATAAAAAAAGCCTGTCGATGTTGTTCGGGCTTGCGTGATTTCATCGACAGGCAAATAACGATTTGACAGTACTTCTTGTTGTGCTGCGTACAGTGACACCTGAAATCAGGTGTTGTCAATTAATGTTGGTCATGCGACCAGGGGAAGATGTAATGAAAGAATGTAAAAACGGCTGTGCAATTTTTCCGGCGGAAAAGGCGTTTAAATTTTCGCTGGGTCAACTGGTAAATCTGCGCATCAGTGATGAATGGGGTGAGGTGCAGGCCCGGGCTCAGTACCTTAATGGCGAGGATCAGTATCTGGTTTATTATCAGGCTGCCGATAAATGCGCAACTGAGCGCTGGTATTCAGAATCACAACTGATGGCGGTCGAAGATGAGTGTCATCCGGGATGTCCGGTGTTTGCTGGTGTGGAATTGCCGGAAGGGGCGGTCGTTACTGAGTAACAGGCATTACAGCAGCCCTTCAGTGAGGGGCTGCGATAATGGTTAATCACAGGGAACATAATCATGGCAAAACCTGACATCCAATCCAGAATTGCTGAGCTTAAAGCGCAACGCAATGATCTGATTGGCATAAATGCGACATACATCCTGAATCGTCTCGTTAAGACAGACCAGACGGACGTACTCGACATTCTCAAAGATAACATGAGTCTCAGGCCGTGAGTGCTAAAAGGCGTCTGTACTTCGTTGACCATATGATTAAGCAGGGGGCGCTGGTGGCTGACAAGATTGAAGTTAAGTTAGATTTTGACGCTCAGGATGTTCAGCGCCAGCTCATGCGTCTGGAAGAACGTGAAATACCGTTTGCGATGGCACTTACGGCAACCAGAACGGCTAAGGCGGCGCAGTTGGCGCTAAAGGATGAAATCAGCCGTGTGTTTGACAACCCGACACCGTGGATTTTGAACTCAACGTATATTCTGGCCGCTAAAAAAAGCGATCCCAAAGCTGTTGTTTATGCTCGTGAGTGGGGCGGTACACCTGCGCCAACTACGTTAACGCCGCAGATTGAGGGGGGAGAGCGCCAGTATAAGCGCTCTGAAGGTGCATTGAGGGCTGGTGGTTATCTGCCGAACGGCTGGCAGGTTGCCCCTGGTCCCGGCGCAAAGCGGGACAAATACGGGAATATTAACCGGGGGCAACTGCAGCAAGTGCTGTCCAGTCTGCGTGTACAGCGCGATGTGCATCAGAACCGCCGTCAGGGCAAGCCTACGGAGTTCTTTGTTATTCGTCCTGGTACGAGTAACCCATTACAGCCTGGCGTGTGGCTGCGTGTGGGGCGTCGACCGTCGTTGATCTTAACGTTCATACAGAAGCCCAACTATTCGCAGCGGCTTGACTGGCACGGTGTTGCTCTGCGGGCAGGTGAAGCGGCCTTCACTAAGGAGATTGCAAAGGCTATTGATGAGTTACTCGCTAAGAAGTTCGACTAATATTCGCCACGTGTGCGACGTGCTGCGGCTGACTCTGAGGAGCTGGCGGACAGCCTGTGTGATCACCTGCCAGCTCCTTTGGGTCCTTCTGGGCAGGAGCGTTGAATGCGGGTCATTCGAACCCCGAGAATCGACTAGCTGAACGCCGGAAAAGTTAGGTTAAAAGTGATCGGTAAAAAGAATTGAATTATCTGATTGATTTATAGAAGGAAAATAGTGTTTTTAGCTGGTTTGCTAATGGTAAAAAGAAGATGGTTATTTATCTTAAATATCATCGAGTTACATCTGTTTTTTTAACCTTAAAAACAAAAGATTAAACAAAGCTCTTTATTTTCAGTCTGTTATATCTATTTTTTTACTCATTGCATCGATTTAGATCCTTTTTATCCATTAAAATGCAATAAAATCAGACAATTATGTTGTTTTCTTTTACCCTCTACGGGTAAAAAGATTCTGTAATTTCCTTTTTGTTTTCATTGGGTTACTCGGTTTTCTTTTACCGACTGACAATCGTGGTGAAAAAATGATGCTAAAAATCGAATATTTGCCGCGTGGCAAACTGCTTCGTTACGCTAAAAATTCACGAACTCACTCTGATGAGCAGGTGGATCAAATCGTCAACAGCATCCGGGAGTTTGGATTTACGAACCCGGTGCTGATCGACGAGGACAATGAAATTATTGCGGGGCATGGACGTCTGACTGCTGCTGAAGTTCTGGAGATAGAGAAGATACCTGTCATCAGGCTAACGGGTCTTACACCAAAGCAAAAAAAAGCCTATCGCATTGCTGATAACAAGCTGGCATTAAATGCCGGATGGGATATGCAGCTGCTTGCCGAAGAAGTCAGTGAGCTGGTTGATAGCGATTTTGACATTGAGTTACTCGGATTTAGCGATTCTGAGATTGACGATATGTTAAATGTTGAGCCTCCCCCATCTGAGGAAGATGACGCACCGCCGATCGTTCAGATTAAGTATCTCACCATTGATAAAGACCGTATCCCGGCAACTGATACAGAGATTGCGCTGTTACTGGATGTATACCGCCAGTACCACGATGCGCATGAGACCCATGAAGGGTTTGTTAAATACCTCGCTGACAGGTGCCAGTGATGTCCATCGTCAGTAAGTCAGAATTTGCGAGGCGAAAAGGCATCTCTCCGGCGATGGTCACAAAGTTATGTGCGTCTGGCCGGATACCTGTACTGAAAAGCGGAAAACTGGATTTTGATACAGCCAGTACTGCGTATGAGGCGAGTAAACAGGTTGGCCGGGAAGCCTCAGCCATTAACGGTAAAAAAGGCCACAGATCAACCGAGCCTGAACTACCCGGTGATGATGCTGGATTAGCTGGTGGTTCGACTGCCGTCGCTGCACAGTTCAATAAGGCCAAGACCGCAGAAAAGGTTTATCAGGCGAAATTAAAAAAGCTGGAGTACGAAGAAAAAGAAGGATCGCTTATAGCTAAAGATACCGTTGCTGATGATGCTTTTCTCGCTGCAAACGAGTTGAGAAGTCGGTTGTTTAGTATTGCTCCCCGTGCCGCCCCGCGCTGTGAGGGAAAAACGGCAAGGGAGATTGAACGCATCATTGAGGATGAGATTAATTTTGCGCTTCAGGCGCTTCAGGAATCCCGATTTATTAAGCAGGAAGAATAAACCGCATGGGCGAAACAGTATGGAGCACCGCGTTTTTCCGTGCGCTTCGCCCAAAATCACGGCTAACCGTTTCTGAGTGGGCCGATAAATATCGTCATGTGGCGCCGGGAACTTCTCCCGAGCCGGGGCCGTGGCGCACCAGTCGAGTACCTTACCTGCGTGAACCGATGGATGTTATTGGCGATGCTGATACTGAAACGGTAGTCATGCAGTGTAGTTCGCAGATTGGTAAGTCAGAAATGCAGCTCAACGTGATGGGGTATTTTACCGATCAGGAACCCTCACCACAGCTGATGATTTACCCGACAGTTGAAGCAGCTGAAGCCTTTTCGAAAGAGCGTATCGATCCCACCTTTAAGTATTCTCCGGGATTAAAGAATAAGCTCCGTGAAGGGAAAGAAGGTCGTGGCGCGGCTAAAAAGTCCAGCACTACGATCCGTATGAAACACTATGCGGGAGGGTATGTGGCGCTGGTTGGCGCTAACTCGCCAGCTGGTCTTGCTTCTCGTCCAGTTCGAATATTGTTAGCTGATGAAATCGACCGTTACGGTGTGACGCAGGAAGGCGATCCATTAAAGCTGGGTATTCAACGAACGACAAACTTCCATAACCGCAAAAAAGTGTTTGTTTCTACCCCTGTGTTAGAGAAAACGAGCAACATTCATAAGTGGTTCAAGCTCTCGGATCAGCGTTATTACCAAGTGCCTTGCCCCTGCTGCGGGGCTATGCAGGTACTGAAATGGTCGCAAGTGAAATGGGATAAGAACGACATGGGGGAAGCGTTGCCTGAAACGGCTCGCTACGAATGTCGTGAGTGCGGCGATGTTATCCGTGGACCAGGGAAGCCAGATGTTGACTGGCTGGCTAAAGGGGTCTGGATCCCGGAGCACCCCGAAATAAAAGGTATTGTTGGGTTCCATATCAGCAGTCTTTATTCTCCGTGGGTAGCATTGTCTGAGCTCGTAGCTGAGTTCGCCGAAGCGACAAAAAACCGCGATAAAAACGGCTTAATGGAATTCATCAACCTGAAGTTGGGTGAACCGTGGAAAGAGGACGCGAAAGAAGAAATTGACCATGAGTATCTTCTGCAGCGTCGTGTTCGGTATGAGGATTTTTTACCTGACGGCGTATTGCTTCTGACCGCGGGTGTTGATGTGCAGGATAGTTATCTGGCCGCTGAAGTTGTGGGATGGGGGAAAGGCAAAGAATCCTGGGGGATTGAATACAAAATATTCATGGGGGATCCTGCTCAATCTGCTGTCTGGCAGCAGCTGGATGAGTTTCTTCTCCGGTCGTGGCAATTCCGTGACGGCCAGCGCCTGTCGATAGCCGCTGCATGTGTTGACTCCGGCGGTCACTTCACAACAGAAACTTACCGGTTCACAAAACCGCGCGAATCTCGCCGAATTTACTCAATTAAGGGGCGCGGCGGTGTGGGGCTGCCATTCATTGGCAAACCGAATAATAACAACCGCATTGGTGCAATGCTGTTCAGTCTCGGCGTGGATGATGGGAAAGGCACTATTATCGCTCGCATCAAACTTCACGACCCAGGCCCCGGTTATATGCACTTCCCGGTCGATTCAGAACGAGGGTATGACACTGAATACTTCAAAGGTTTGCTCTCAGAGAAGAAGGTCTTTGAATACAAAAATGGTCAGACAAAAGAGAAATGGGAAAAGATTTACAACCGAAATGAGCCACTCGACTGCCGTAACTATGCGTCTGCGGCGATGGAAATACTAAACCCCAACTTTGACTGGCTTGCCGGGCAGGAACAACGAGGAAACGTCTATGTTCAACAGCAACAGCAAAGCACGCAAAAAAAACGGCGACGAGTCAGAAGTCGCGGAGTTACCGCATAGGAGAAATATCAATGAGTTATGAGGCCATTTCGCTAACTGAAGCTCAAGAAATGCTGTCGGTCTGGAAAGAGGCATACCGGGCTATCGCAATCGGTGGACAGTCCTATAAGTTGGGAACAAGGCAGTTAAACAGAGCGGATCTTTCAGAAGTGAGAGAGCAGCTTGACTTCTGGCGTAATGAGGTCGAGCGGATGACTGCCGGTACTCGCCGCGGACCGCGTGTTAAACGCGTTGTAGTGAGAGATTTATGAACATTCTGGATAAGGTCATTGCACCGTTTTCACCTCAAAGAGCGCTAAACAGGGCTGTGGCAAGGAAGAAACTGGAAGCCATTAATAATTTAGGTTACGACCGCCACGGTGCAAGTACGCATAAGAAATCAATGCGCGGCTGGTTTAGTCGAGCTGGCTCGCCGGATGACGATATCGTTAAGCCACTGAATATATTGCGGGAACGTTCGCGTGATCTTTTTATGGGTAATCCTCTTGCGACAGGAGCCATAAAAACGATCCGAACCAATGTTGTTGGTTCAGGGCTAAAGCTCAACGCTAACATCGATGCTGAGTTTCTGGGCTTGTCACCGGAAGAAGCGAGATTATGGGAAAAGAATACGGAGCGTGAGTTCCGTCTGTGGGCTGATTCAGTGAACTGTGACGCATCAAGAATGTGTACATTTGGTCAGCTTCAATCACTGGTCCAGATATCGGCGTTGTCGTCTGGTGATGTGTTTGCCACGCTTCCTGTAATAAAACGGAAAGGGGTTATCTATGATTTGTGCGTTTACCTCATAGAAGGTGATCGCGTTTGTAATCCCGATACCACTGTTATCCCTGATATGTATGGCGGTATTGAACTGGGTGAATACGGCGATCCGGTTGCGTACTGGATTGCTAAGCACCACCCCGCGAGTACATCCAGCTTTGTCCAGAGGAAGTGGGAACGAATACCGGCTTATGGCAAGAAAACGGGGCGACGTAATGTTCTCCATGTCATGCAGGATTGGGAGCGGCCTGGACAGCGGCGCGGTGTTCCTGTTTTGGCTCCAGTTATTGAAGCGCTGAAGCAGTTGGGTCGCTACACAGATGCGGAGCTGGTCGCTGCGGTTGTTTCTGGGTTATTTACTGTATTCGTTAAAACGGAGGCTCCTGAAGGGCCAATAGGTGAGGCTGGTATTCCTCAATATGAGCAGATCGATAATCACGATGAAAATACGATCGAAATGGGGTCTGGATCTGTAATTAGCCTTGGTGATGGGGAGTCAGTAGACACAGCTAATCCTGGGCGACCTAACACTGCATTTGATGGTTTTGTCGTGGCTATTTGCCGCCAGATTGGTGCTGCGCTTGAATTGCCATACGAACTGCTGGTTAAACACTTCACAGCCAGCTATAGCGCTAGTCGTGCAGCTCTTCTGGAAGCCTGGAAGATGTTCAGGATGCGGCGAGAGTGGATGGTGTTGTCGTTCTGCCAGCCCATTTATGAGGAATGGTTATCAGAAGCAGTGGCGAAAGGCCGGGTTATCGCACCCGGCTTTTTTTATGGGCCTGAATATAAGGCGGCCTGGTGTGGTGCTCAGTGGTATGGCCCATCTCAGGGACAGCTCGATCCTCTGAAGGAAGTGAAGGCGGCGAAAATGCGTGTAGAAGAAACGTTCTCTACACGAGAGAAAGAAGCCGCTGAAATGTCCGGTTTGAACTGGGAAGAGGCCGCGCAGATTAGCGGAAGAGAAGAAGCTACGCGACGAGATCTGAAGCTGGCTGGTACGCCTGATGTACCTGAAAAACCTGATGAAGAGGAACTAAATGTCTAACTGGTGGAATATCAAAAACTCAGCGGGGGAAGATGATACCCCGGCTGAAATGCAACTCTACGGCTATATCGGGGAATGGGATGATATTTCTTCCGCTGAAGTCGTTAAGCAACTGAAGGACGTCACGGCTAAAACCATTGTTGTCCGCATCAACAGCTATGGCGGCTCAGTTTTTACCGCGCAAGCGATACTCTCTTCCCTGAAGCGTCACCCGGCTAATGTCACCGTCTATATCGATGGTATAGCTGCATCGGCCGCAACCATCATTGCGATGGCCGGGGATAAAATCATCATACCGGCTAACGCAATGATGATGATCCATAACCCGTGGACGCTTGCCGCTGGTGACTCAGAAGAGCTTCGTAGCATCGCTGAAATGATGGATAAAGTCAGAAATAGCATCCTGGCCGCTTATCGTGAAAAAACGGGGCTTTCTGACGAAAAACTTATTGAGTTGATGGACGCCGAAACCTGGTTCAGTGCCGATGAAGCTGTTGAGCTGGGCTTTGCCGATGAAGTGGAACAGCCAATGCGCCTGGCCGCATCTCTTAACAACGGCGTTTTCTCCCTGAATGGTATGAGCTTTGACGCTTCCCGCTTTGCTCACCTGCCTGATTCACTCGCCAAATTAACAGTACCAGATAACAAACAATCTGCGGTGCCGACCGCGCATAACGAGGAGGAGATCGTGGATCTCGAAACCCTGAAAAACAAACATCCTGATTTATATAACCAGGTATTCAATGCAGGTAAAGATGACGGTGTGAAGGCCGAACGTGAGCGAATTAAGCAAATTGAGGATTCAGTTATTCCCGGGCATGACGAATTGGTCAACAAAGCCAAATTCGAAACAGGAGTATCTGCTGAAGCATTGGCTCTGGAAATTATGAACGCGGAGCGCGGCCGTAATGCCGCGTATCTGCAGAACAGAATGGATGATGCCGATCCGCTGAAAAAAGCCGTTGATACCCTGGCACCACAGAATAAGGGTGAGCAAGAGGTTGAAGCAGTGAAAAACAGCATTGGTTCGGCATTTCAAAATCGTAACAAGCGTTGAGGGGTAGGACATGCAGGAAACTTTTACTCATGAACCAGACAACCTGGTTATATCTGGCGCCATGCCAGCTGTACCAGTCAATATCAATGTAGCCAGCGGTGTTATTGAGCGCGGCACGTTGCTTTCCTTCGTCAGTATTGATCCCGCAACCAACGTAGTTACGGTTGCAGCGATTGACCTGACCAGTGCGAATGCGGAAGAAAAATTGCCTTTCTGTATTGCACAGCATCGTATCGATGCTTCTAAAAAAGCATGTCGTGGAACTGCGTGGGCGACCGGAGTATTCAATAGTCGCAAAGTGATTCTGCCAGCTGGTGTAAAGGTTGCTGATGTATATCTGGCCTGCCGTAAGGTCGGTTTATTCCTCAACGATGCTATGCCTAACCCTGTGGCCTGAAGGAGCTGAATAAACATGCCAAATATTGATATTTTTGAACGTCGCACGATGTTGGAGCCGGTCATACAGAACTTTGAACCACGCCGCTTCCTTCTGCGTACATTTTTCCCTGGTATTTCGACCTTCAACACTGAAAAAGTGGATCTCGACTTTGTTCGCGGTGGTCGCACTATGGCGCCATTTGTTGGTAAAGGGTACGGATCAAAAACGGTTGAGCGCCACGGTTTTGAAACAAAAACGTTACGGCCACCGCTCGTTGCACCTGACCTGGTTACTACTGCAGAGCATCTTCTTAATCGCCTGCCAGGTGAGAATATCTATAACTCTAAATCGCCACAGGAACGCGCCGCTGAGCAATTAGGTAAAGATCTGGTTGAACTGGATGATATGGTCAACCGTCGCGAAGAATGGATGTGTTCTCAGGTTCTTTTCAGCGGTATGGTTGAAATCGTCGGTACTGGCGTAGAAGAAACAGTATATTTCTGGCCGGATAATGATGCTGATAAACCGTATCTTGAACTGACTGGTGATGACCTCTGGACATCGGCTGCATCTGATCCACTGGTCAATGTGCGCAACTGGAAGCGTAGGGTGTCATTAACATCTGGTTTTACCCCGCGCGTTGCAGTCATGGGGGCTAAAGTTGTTGATGCCTTCGTTGCAAACGAAGCTATCAGTAAGTACCTGGATAACCGCCGTAAGCAACTATGTTAAGAGTGATTTAAATCACATTTGAGAAAACAAAAGCACGTAGAATAGATACAAAAATAAATGACGAATTTGTAAAAGGGGAATAGTAGATAGAGAACAATAAAAAAGTCAAGAAATGATAAATAGTTGTTACAAAAATAG